TTCCAAGTCAAAACAATCTGACAAAGAAATGCTAGTCTAGGTAGTATCTTCAGTTGGTCTATTGCGTTTGCTGTTATCTTTACCATCTAAAAATTTCCTTGCTATCTTTGCATCACTTACTTGTATAACTAATTTATTATCATCTGTATATACAACCCATCTATTGTACTTAACTTCAACTAATCTCACCTCATCCAATCTCTAACGTCAATCCAACCCATATAATGCATATAGGCCATAGAGCCAACAGCTGAGAACAGGAGCAGCACAACGATTCCTGCTATGGTAACCATCATCTCCTGACGTTCTATAGCCTCACGCCTCGCCTGAGCCTCTGCCTCACGCTTTTCTGCTAAAACCTCACGCCTTATCTTTAAAAGCTCTAAGTATTTAGATCTGCCATAGGTTTGAGTTATCCATTCTTTAAGTTCTTCCTCAGCTTCAGCAGCCTGACGCAACTTAGCCCATCTGTCTAATGCTGTAGAGTTTGTGCTTTTTGCAGACACACCTTTTTGTTGAAGTGTTTTCTTTGCTGCATCTGTTGCATCAAAAAATTTACCAATATCTTTTGATAAAGAAGCAATAGTTTTACCTGCTGCAAGTCCTGTTTTTAAACCTGCTAATATTGTCAATGGGTCCATAACTACATCCCATCTTTACGCGTAAACTCTAGTGTCTTTTCTAATATTGCTATGCGAGATTGCAATTTAACAATCTCCATCATGTGTTGAGTCATCCCCTCAAGATCATCCCAAGCCATTTCAAGATCATCCCAAACATCATTTATATCAAGCTCAATATCATCTAATCTATCAGCATTAGCTAATATATCTCTTTGCATATTTACTTTGTCTTGCACCTCAGATTGTGCGGAAAGCTGAGAAACAGTAGATTCAAGATTAGATATTGTTGATGCCTGTTGTGCAGTCCACCAAATAAAACCACCAATTTGAAGTATAACTACCCCAATAATGCCAATTGATACTTTAGGTAAACCGTCCAAATTATCATCCGATTAAGGCTTTGTAGGCCAATCACTATCACTTAGATTAGGCCAGTTAGAATGAGTAGGTAAATCTCTCAAAGCAACTCGATAAGCTCTTTGCGCTTCAGTCATAGTAACATCTGAGTTTGCCCACCAATCTGTTTCAGCAAGTTTGTCATTGCGAAAACTTCTATTTCTTTCCGCGACTTCATCATCACTCTCTCTACCATTGGGATACTGAGCATCAGTAACATTGCCAACTATTGTTTCTTCATTTGTTTTTGTATCTATTTTCACAAGGTCAAAAGTACCATCGCCTTTTGCTCGCGTAATTGTATAAGCACCCATTAATCTGTTCCTATAATGTAAGATTTAAGACTGGCAGTTGATACATTGCCAGAAGAAAAATAAACTTTAAATTTACGAGGGTCAGCCGTTCCTTCATAGTAATTGCCAGCTCTGCTAAGATAAGTAGTTGTGCCAGTACCATGACTTACAATAAAACCTTGCATCCCTACATCATAAAAAGGTTCACTCGCATTTTGGGAACAAGTAATCCAAGTCATAAAACTCAATCTTTCACCCGCAATATTAGTGTCTGCATTACTATTTCCCAATCCATAATAATTTGTAGCTAATGCACTTAAATTCCAATAACTTGTGGAAGTTGTTCCAGAACTCATCATTCTGCCTCTAGCATTGTTAATGTCACTACCACCGCTATCCAACAATTTAAAACGTCCGTAAACATTATCAGTATCAGCACCTACAGTCCCCGAAACAAGAATAATATTCTGTGAAGTGTCATCTCGAATATCAATTTCAACAGAAGCCGCATCTGTAGAAAGAGTTACTTCATCAAAAGGTGAAACACCATTACCGCTTAGAGTTACTGTCATGCCTCAATTTCCCTTCTTAAATAATTTATTTGTTCTTGCTGTTCTTTAATAGCATTAACTAGTAAAGCTATTGTGGCACTGTAATCTAATGCTTTATTACCTTCTTCACCACTTACAGCTTCTGGTAATATTTTTTCAACATCTTGCGCTATAAGACCTGCCTTACGACTGCCATCTTCTTTCATGTTATAAGTATAGCCAGTAAGAGTTTTTACTTTGTTAAGCGCATTATGTACAACTTCCAAGTTTTCTTTCTTAGCTAAATCTGAAGTAGCAGTAAATTGTGTTGCTGTTGCTGTGCCAGTTATGTCAACACCTGCGGAGGTAGTAGCGAGTTTAGCTACATTATCATAATACAGAGTTACTGCACCGTTATTAGCGGCAAACAAATAGTTTTCACTGTTATCAGCATTGTTTAACTCTAAATTGTTAGCTTGTATTCTAAGATTGCCCGTCCCATTATCTTGAATTATGCTGCGACTACCATCATGGTAAATTTGTAGGTCAGACCCTGCGCCAAAAATAGCTTTACCATTATCATCAAACTCAACATTACCAGTAACATCTACACCAGTAGAAGTAGTTTTAAAAGTTTCTGTACCTGCATAATATAAAGCAACAGTTCCATCTTTAACACAAGAAACATAATTAGTTCCATCTGTTTCCTCTAAAACAATGCTATTTTCTCCGCGAATAGCTAATTGACCAGTTCCAACATCTGTAATTATAGATTTAAAACTATCGTGAAAAATTTCTAAATCGCCACTATCGCCAAACTTAGCTTTGTCATTATCAGCAAAAAGAATGTCATTACCATTAGAAGCTAAGTCGCCGCCTAGCTGTGGTGTTGTATCATCAACAACATCTATTAAAAGTGTTCCACCTTTATCTGGAAAATAAATAGCCCTATCAGCTGTAGGGTCTACCGCATAAATAAATGTTTCAAATGCATTTTCAGTTGCACCTTCAAACATAATATAGCCAGTGCCAGTTGGCGCGCCATAAATTGCTAACTGCTGCATAGTCATTCTATTACTAGATGGAGTAAAAGTAATACCACCATCCATCTCTAATGTTTTTTCACCAGAACCAGTGGAAGCAACGCCTACAATATAATGCTGAGAACTTGAGTCTGGGTCAGCATCATTAATATCTGGCTGTACGCCTGTTAAACCACTGCCATCACCATTAGCTAATAAAACTGTACCGCTAGCATCAGGTAAAGTAATTGTCCTGTTGGCGGTAAGTGTATCAGAACCTAAACTTACATTATAACTGTTTTGATAATATTGCATAGTAGGAGTAGCATCATTATCAAAAGTAATGCGCTGATCGCCACTTGTACCGAGAATATTAACCTGACCTCCATCAGCTTGAATATCTATGTCTCCATTTGAGGCAGCTTCAATTAAAAAACCATTTTGATGAGATAATAGCCTTGGATTTCCTGTCATTCTAAATGTATACTGAGTTGTTCCGTTATCTTTAAAACGAACATCACCACCATCAGCGTCCATGTTTATGTCGCCAGAAGCATCAACAGTAAATGTGCCACCACTGTTTATTGAAACAGCACTATCGCCATCAATAATAAAACTGCCATAAGCAAACATAGAAGGAGTAGCGTCATTGTTAAATTTTATTCTTTCCTGTCCCGCAGTACCAAGAATATTAACCTGACCACCTGACGGTTTTAAATCTAAGTCACTAGTAGAGTTTATAGTTGCAATAGTTACAGTGTCTAAATTTAAATCTAAGGAACTAGAGGTTCCCATAGAAATATCACCACTAGAATTAAATGCTAAAATTTTATCAGCTCTATCTGCTGCAACAGGTAAAGTTAAATCGGTTGTAACCTCATAATCATTTTGCCGCACTGTTCTAGATACACGATCATCTAAATCAGCAGCTAAAGCAGTTAAAGTATCCAACTGCTCATTTAAAGCATCTCTGCTTATTGCTTGCCCAGAAGCGAAATTTGTAATTCGTTCTATTGGAATGTCGCGCACAACCGCTACTTTTGTGCCGCCAGTGCCGCCTGTGATAGCCGATACCATTGTTATGGTTCCAGTAGTGCCAGATCCACCACTTACAGTATAATGAGTTGTTATACTTTTGAGAACGCCATCGACATATAATTTTACTTCATCTGTTTCAAAAAAATCAAATGGAATAGTAAAACTACTTTGCGTTGCTCCTTGGGCAACGGTATAATTCACCCTTGGATTGTTGTTTGCAATAACTATTGTCATTTTAGCTCCTTACTATACCTTTCTTAATTCGAATCTATTGTTCTAGCAAGATTATTAATCATTGCTCTTGAATCTTCTTTAAGCCAAAACAATTCAGAATATGGCAACATTAAATAAAATTCTTTTAATGCACTTCCATATTCACCCGAATAAACATCAATAACACCATCACTAAAATCTTTAATTGTTGAAACACCAGAACCTAAAATAGTAGTAGCAGCTTCTGTATAACCATCTCTGCCATAAAAAGCTAAATTAAAAGTATCATTGTTAGGATCATTAATTCCTGCTTGAGTTAATGCTCGAATACTATTCATTGCTACATCACCATAAACAGATGATATACCACTACGTTCTATAGCCGCTAAAAACTTTTGATCAGAGTCAAGTTGATCCCAAACATATTCTGGCGTTCTTATCTTAGCCATTAAATAACCAATGCCTAACATAGCAGCAAAACCACCATATCTATTTTTTATCTGACCTTGAGCCGCAGTATGTAAAATGTTCGTAGCAGCAGACATTGACCAGTTGTAAAACTGAAATGGTAAAGTCATTACACCTGATTCTAAACGCACATAGCCCGGAAAATCAGGATCTTCTTTAAACAAAGGAAACATTTTAGTCGCTTGATTAAGAGGCAAAAAGATAGAACCATCTGCATAGGTAAATCTAGTTGCAGGAGAAGAGCTAAGTATTGTGTTGTTTACTGACTGATTTACAGCAGCTTTGAATTTTATTTGTGTTTCTAAAGAAATGCCTTTGTCTCCCCATTCTTCTATATTAGAAATAATAAGGCCTTTATTTAAACCTTTAGTTCTTTGTACTGGGGCTTTAGCGATTTCCTTCGCAGTAATTACATCGATGCCATGTCTAGCAAGATACTCTAAATCAAATTTAGAAGCAGAACCATTGCTAACCTTTATAGATGTTTCAACAAATCTATGAACAGAAAGAACGCCGCTTAAACCTTTAAGGCCAACAGTCATTGGTCCTAAACCATTTAAAATAAAACCACCCTGTTTAATACTATCCCAAGCTTTACTGCCTACAGTAGAACCAGACTCTTCAAGAATTTGACGTTGAACAAATCCAAGAGATAACTCTAATGCTTCAGCGTAAATTTCTTTTACTTGATGAAACTGTTTATTAAATTCTGGATTATCAAATATAGAAACTAGACCTTTAACAGTGTTTCTAAAACCTTGTTCCATAATAATTTTAGGAATATCACCTAAAGCAGTAGGCCCTGCAGAACCTAAATAGTTTAATGAGGTAAATTCTTTTAAAAATTGTACGGATCTATTGGTAAGACTTGTAGGGTCCGAAATGGAAGTTGCAGTTACACGCCTATATAATATTGTAAGATTTTTTCTAAGGGCATTTGCTTCTTTTACTGACATTCCATTTGTAATTAAATCATCTGTTGCTTCATCAGCAACTTCTTTAAATGTTTTATTTCCAAATTGATTAGCAAAATCTATTTTAGATCCTATTTTAATATTATATTTTCGAATAATGTCTCGAACACTAGTATTTATAAATGGTAATATATCTTTATTAGGTATTGTTAAATTTCTACTAGGATAATGAACGCTATCTCTTGTTACACCTGTTGTTCCATCAGGTTCAGATGTAATACCTCTTATAATAGCATCAACATAATCACTTTGAGCAGCAGGTTTATTAGAAAAATCTTTTGCTTCCCATAAACCACTTTTTTTATTATATTCAAAACCGTTTGGATTCTTTTTTACATGCTCTAATAATGTTTTTCTAAATATTTTAGGACCAAGTTCATCTTTAGCTATAGCTTCTGAATCAAACTCACGCATAAAAAATGGCTCATCAGGCCCTGATGTTTTAAACTCAGCATTTTTTAAATATTCTAGATTAGTAGAAAGTTCACCAAGTTCTTCTCGAAGCCCTTTAACCCTTTCTTCCCAATATTTTATTTGGTCTTCTCTTTGAGCTAATCCTTTTGCACTTTTAGGTGGCTCTTTAGCTAAAATTGTTTGTAATTTTACTTGCGCTAAATCTATTTCTGTTTCTTTTGCAATAACACGCATACCCAAGAAATCTGTAGACCCTAAAACTCCTGAATCTATTCCTTCTTGTTTCATTTTTTTAAAATATTGTTCTATTAATTCAATAGCAGCAGATTCTTCTGTAGTTAAATTAGCAACATCACCTGCTATTCTTCTTATATTTAAAGCGTCCATCCACTCGTCTAAACCAATACCTTGACCACTTATTTTTTGCTGAGTTTCTGGAAAAAACATTGTTTCTTTCATGTCATAATGTTTTTGCCAAAGATTTGTCATACCTTTTTCAAAAGTATATAAATCTGCTTTTCGTAAATTATTTTTAATAGCTACACTTGGTGGTAATGAAAGACCAAATTGTGTGCCAGAATATAAAAGTGAACTATCATTTGCTATCAACAAAGCTGTTCTATGAAAATTATTTAAAGCATTTTTAAATTTTCTAGAATCAGTTGGTTTTGCGGTTCTACGCAATATTGTTTTCATTGGCGTAGGTAAAATATCAATAGTATCATAAAAACTTTTTGCCAAACTATAAGGATTATCAATTCTAGATAAACCTTTGTCTAGCCTTCTAGCTGCCAATTCTGTATTCATTTTGTCTCTTGTATTTAACAAACTAGCTATGTCTCTTTGCATTGTTTCAATAGCTAAAGGGTTAGCATCAAAACCAGCAACATTCCCTCTTAATGCAGCCTCAAGCTTTTTTTGTTTGCCCATAGCTTGACCATGATTAGCCATAGCTTCCGCTCTTAATCTAGTATCAGTATAATCAACATATTGATTTCTGACTTTTTTTGATAATCTTGGTAAATCTTTTTCTTTTTTAATAAATATTTCTTGTTCTCTAATTGTTTGGGCATGCAAATTTAATGCTCTATGAGTTGTATCGAAGCCATTTGTTATAGCAATTTGCGCTCCTTTAATAACGCCACCAAAACCAAAACCAAATGCAGCATTAGAAGCAACATAAAAAGCACCTTCTCGAGGATCATAATTATCGTATACTAAAGCTCTAGGAAGCTCTTCAGCAGCAGAAATAGCACCCGCAGTCAAAGAAAAATTAGTAGCACCACCTAAGATTGTTCCTGCCTTCAATGCCCTGAACACAGGGACATATGATGTTGGATTTAAAAATGCGGCTGTAAAGTTCTGACCAAAAGTAACATTCTGAAAAACATTTCTATCTTTAAGATCTTTTCTGAATAATTCTTTTTTCTTATTAAACAAATATTCTGATTTTGTAAGTTTTAAATCTTCAGCTATAGCATTAAACATAGGCTCTATTGTCCTATCAAACTGCTCTCTTTCAGAAAACCAGTCCTGAACAAAATGTGGCATAGCCATAATAGGATCTTTAAAACGACTTATTTGAGAATATGCAGCAGATAATGTAGACGGTCTTGCTTGCACACGTCCATCAGCTACTGGTGCAAAAGAATAAGCCATTTTAAAACTTACCTAAATAATACATCATCATAGGAGGCGGTTGATTTTTAAGAGCGGTTTGTTTTTCTGCATATTCTGCAAAAGCTTTTTGAACCCATTCATCTTGTAAAGTAAAAACAGTATTAGGGATTGGTTGTATTGCTCCTGTTGCAGAAACAATTGCATATAACTGAGCTTCAGGAAAACTTGCTGATGATTGAAGTGTTGGCCCAACTAAAACTCTTTTTTGTCCTGCACTTATTCTAGCTGCCAAATCTGTTTCGTTACCTTGACCTAGATCATCAAATAATTGGATTGGGGCTATTGCCTGTCCTGCCGCAAAATCTTCAACAGTTATATCTATATCTCGATCAAAGAAATATTGAGCGTCAGGTAAAGCTTGATTTATATCATTTACTTTTTGTTGAACTGCATAAAATAATGGATTTAAATTTTTTCTTGTGTCTGTTCCAAAATCATTAGGCACTAAAGAAGAATTTGTAATTGGTGAGTACATTTGTGGATGGCTCATAAAACGAGCATCTATCATATTTGTTAAAACAGTTTTTAAATCTGTTTGATAAATAGGAGCTAATAATTCAGCAGCAGGAACAAATTCTTGAATAATTTCATCTGGTATAGTTGCTATACTATCAAGTAACTCATAGACGCCTTTTGTTTTTGTTAATTTTCTAAACTCTTCATTAGTCATTGGAGTTTCATTTGCACTTCTAATTGCTTTAAGAGTTTCAGCAGCTCTACTTTGTGCAGGAAAGAAATTATATATTTGATAATATGCTTTGAGTTTTGTAGCTTTTTCTTTTCCTAATAAATCATACGCCCCTCTAGTCATATTTAAACGACCAGAAGCATCTGTCATTGCTAGCTCTCTTGTATTTCTTAAAAACTCACCCATTTCAGTTTCATTTAAAACACCTCTTTCAAATTGATTAAAAGTATCTTCAAAATGAGATGTTAATGATCCTGAATTTTTTAAAAGATCTAGCTGCTTAAAAATTCTAATTTGTTTTTCTTCAGGCATTGATTGTATTTCATCTAATCGAAGAGTGTATATTCTTTCATCGATTGCGCCGCCTGTTTGCTCTTCAATGTGATTAATAAGCGTTTCTCTACCTTCTGCGTTTGTATGTAAATTAGGTGTATATATTCCATTTTGTAAGGTTTCTATTAAAACACGTTTTTGATCATTTCTTTGCTCAACCTCGAATACTGTTTTTGCATTTGTGAGAGCTTCACTTACTTGCTTATAAACTTTTTCTTGATCTACTTTGTAAATTTTACCACCAACTTTTATTGTTTCATTTAAAAGACTTTTAATTTCTTTTCTAAGTTGCGGATCAAGCTGACTAGATAAAGTTCCACCTGATTTGGCAGTAAAACCTTTCAAAGCTGTTAAAAAATCTATTTTGCTCTGTGATGGTTTTGATGTAAAAGCTATAGCAAATCTATCTGATACTATTTCGTCAAATATTTGTTGAATTGCTAGCGAAATAGCCTCTCTTTCAATATTTAAATCTGTTCCAATTTTTTGAACTAAATCAATATTATCTAAATAATTCGATAAATCAGTATTATGAATTATATTTTCAGATTGTTCAGTAAATTGTAAAACTTGAGAAGCTTTTAATTTAGTATTTATTGAGCTTTGAACAGAATTAACAGCTTCACCAATTTGTTTTTTGATTTTATCAGAAGAGTTTTTATGCATTTCTTCTAAGCGTTTTGCTAATAAATCAATTTCTACATGATTAGAAGAATTACTTGCCGCTAATCTTTTTAAATAATTTGCTTGATTAACTGCTTCTATTTCTTTAGCTGCTTCTACTTTATTAATATTAACTTGTGTAAAATCTCTTACACCTTTTGCAATTTCTTCAAAAGCTTTTGCACTATTACTATCAGCTATTTCATTAAATAAATTAAATTGCAAAGATGGCATATAATTAGAAATTCCAGTAAAATCGCTACTTTGAAAAATATTAGCAATTTGTTCTGCATTTTGACGCCCATCAGAAGTTCTCATCATTCTAACAACAAGACCTTCTGCAATTTGATCTTTTGCCTTTTCTATTTCACCAAGAAGTTTTCTATGTTTCTCAACATCTCTCTCTTCAGAAGACATAAGTTGACTTGGCAATAGATTTAAATATTTTAATCGTTCTTGAATTTGTGTAATTGATCCTGCTGATCCTAAAACCAAATAGTCATCATCATTTATAGATTCTGTTATGTTGTTAGTTGCTTTATCAATACCTACTATAATACTTTCTTCTGTTTCCGTATTTAAAGCTTTCATTAAATTAGTAAGTCTTGTCATCCTATCATTGTCTATTTTTTGATAGGTTTCCCCAATACTTATTGCATTTTGAAAAAATGGCAGATTATCATTAGCTATTTCCAAATAATCATTTGGGTTACCTTCTGCAAAATTACCATATAAATTTTTAATTTTTTTAACGGTATCTTTAGCAGTAGGACTAAGTATATTATAATAACTCTTGCTACCCATGCTTTGAAAATATTGAAGTATAGATGGAGCATCTTTTGCAACATCAGGATCTTCTAATAATTTTGATATAGCACCTGAAACAGCTATTTTGCGAAAATCTTTTTTTAAGTTTGTGATTTCTTTTTCGGTAGTAGCATTTATTCCTTGATAAATTTTTAAAGTATTTACTTCTTCTTGGAAACGTCCTGCAAATTCAGAGTAATCTAAATTATAACCTAATTGAAAAAAGAATTCTTTATTTTGTGCAATTTTTCTTTCTTTTTCAGCAACAGTTTCTTCGTATATACGTTTTGTTCTTGCAACTTCTAAATCTGTTCTTTTGGCTTCTAAATAATTACCGCCTCGATCTACTATATATTGTTTATAAAAACCTGTTGTATCACTACCCAAACCATCTAAAAAACTTGTAAATTCCTGAGTAAATAATTCAGGAGCATTATTTTCATTTTCGTATTTTGCAGTTAGTTGAGTTGCTTTACTTGCTATTTTATCTTCAATAGCATTTTTAAATCTTAAAAAAACAGCACTTTCAAAAGCTTCTTTTTGAAAAGTACCTAAATTTATTGCCTGATTTATTATATCAGGTTTACCAGTATTTTTATCAATATCTAAAATTGATGTTAGATCTGCTTCAGCAGCTAAAAGTTTGCCACTGTTTTCAGCAGCAGCAACTGCAACTTTATAGTGTCTGTCTCTTTGATTATCAGCAAATTGAACAATCTGTTGCCCTACCGAGCTTTCCCCAGAAGAAGAAGTATTAATTCTAATGGGTCCTAAAAGAGATTGCCTTTCTATTCTTTTTATAGCCATTTTTATGCACTTAATTTTTTAATTAATAGAGTTGTTCGTTTTGTATCTTGATAATCTTGATATGTTTCTAAACCAGTTTGACCCATTGCTAACAAACCAGACATAAAAGCATCTTTTCCTCTCCTTTTAGTAGCAGCTATTTCTTGTTTGTATCCAAGTTCATTTATAAAAGTCATAAAATCAATATCAGAAATGGAATCTTCGACATTATCTCTATCTTTACCAAATGCAGCTTTCAAATCAGGAGTAATTTTTCTATTTAATTTTGTTAAAGTAAAAGCAAAATTACTTTTATATATATCTTCAAACTGTTCTAGAAGCATACGGCCTTCTCTTAAACCCTGTGCTTTTGCCATAACGCTTTCTGTTTCTAAATTAAAAGCATCTAATTTTGCTTGATTTTTAGCAGCAACACCTTGAATAAAAAATCCAAGTCCTTTTGCCATTCCAGCTATTACCATTGGGTCCATTAGATAATTAACTCCGCTATAATACCATTTACTTGCATTGGAAGTGGTTCATTCTGCTCAATAGTAACTTGAGGATTACGATCATATCCAAGTGATCGAAACTCTTTTTTACCCGTAAAACTTCCATAATTTATCATTGGTTTTGTATTAACTTTAGCTGATTTAGTATTTTTAAAATCAACAACAATATTAGTGACTCCCCTTACATCACCTGTTGATGGACCAGAGCCAAAAGAAGCATCAACAGGATTTGTAATTATTTTAGAATCAAATTTTTTACCAACATAAAGATGTGTGTATCCTGAGTAACCAGTAATATCTACTTGATCTGAACCATTTACAGTAAAAGAACCAAGAAAATCTTCTGTAGTGCCATTAAAACCTAAAACATCTACAACATCACCACTCGAATATAAATCACTTACATCAGCAAGGCTTGAACTTACAGAAACATATAAATAAAAATCTAAACCTATATCATCTTTAAATTCACAAAGCTGTAATTTATTATCACTATCATAAGCATTTATAAAAATTCTATTTTTGATAGCAACGGCAGATGAAAAATTTCCATCAACAGTAAAATTTACCCATGATGCTCTTTTTTCAACTCTATTAGAAGAAAATACAGCTAAATTACCATTGTCTAATGTCATAACAGCATAGGTATCAGGTAAATCAAAACCACTATTAGCAACAGCTAAGTACTTTGGTGAACTTTGAAACAAATGACTTGATATAGTAGAGATAGCAACCGATGTATAAGCATCTTCAGAATCGGTATAAATATATTCTCTTATTATTTTTCCATTTTGTTGTGTAAAAATAGTTGCACCATCTACAACATGAGGCATTACAAACGCTGAACCATATGTTGTTTGCTTTCTTATTTGTGCATTAGTTGGTGTTGTTGCTTGATTTAAATAAGTTGGTACATAAAGTTCAGCTTCATTTGTAAAAACTTGCAAATCTCTATTTGATTTTAAATATCGTATTTCATTTACATCACCTGTTGCAGCAGTCAAAACTATTGAATCAGTATCAGCACCATCACCAACATCATAATTAAAATATTCACCTACTTTTGACATCCAGATAGTATCTGGCTCTGCTATTGTTCCACCAAAAACTAATCTATTTTCATGAAAAGCTACAGCCGCAGGATAACCACGTTTTGCAGAATAAGCTTGCTCATCCCAATCCGATGTGGGGGCATGACAAACAACTTTGACTCTACCCCCGCCATCTTCTGCACTTGTAGCTGCCGCTCCTGCCGTAATTTGATAAGTATTTTGATCAATAATATCGCCAACAGTTCTTGAGCCATTTAAGTTAGAAGCAGATATACCACCTGTTGCAGATGCTTCTTCTATTGTTATTGACTCACTACCTGAAAAACCATGATTTATATGAGTTACTTCAACAGTTGTACTTCCATCAATTGTTCTAAATGGATTTAAAACAGAAAGCCTTGTTTTTAATTCATCTGTTATTGTTCCTGTGGCTTGGGTTCCAGATTGAACACTTGTTATTTCTATTTCTGCTTGCTGATATCTTACAATAGCTCCAACATGTTTTGAATTAGGATAATTACCTCCGCTTTGAGAGCCAGTTGTATCCCAATATGATACACTTGTTGTTAAAGTTACACCGCTTCCTGTTGTTGCACTTGGATCTAAAGTAACACCTGCTGCATGAAAACTTGTATATGGTTGAAAATTTCTTTTATTATCTGCACTTTTGTCAAATGAATATGTTTCTACCTGAAATGCAGTTAAACTTGTTCTAACTAATAATCTTGGTGCAAATAATGGATGACAAATCCACATTACATCACCTGACTGTGCATATGTATATTCTTGCAAATATTCTCTATCAAATGGTAAAGTTGCTGAATCTACATCCTGAGTAATAGTAGCAACTAAACTTATCGTTCCGTCTGTAAGCAGCCGAAAACACCTTACCTTCTGATGCTCTAAAGAAATAATATATTCTTCATTTGAATCAAAAACAAAAGGCATTAAGTGAGATTGCTCTGGATAAGACGAATTAAAAGTAATGGAATAATCGTAAATATGTTTTAAACCAAAACGCTTCTTTACAGAGCCTTCTGCCATAACAAGCATATTTTGAAGAGATTGAGCAGAGCCTCTATAAACTTGGCTGTCTGTTCTCATTATTAATGAATCACTTGCCTCACCATACTGAAAGCTGTTTTGTGCAACTCTTACTTTTTGCATTAACTACGCCTTTGTGCAATGAGCCTCGATGTATTAAGCTTAACTGTTGTTTGTTGTTGTGAGTCAAGCCTTCTAGCTTGTGCCATGTATATTAAGGCTTTTTCATCCATTAGCTGACCTAGTTGTGCATCTCTTGCTAAAGAAACAGCAAAAGCTCCTGCAAGCATATATTGAACAGCTAAAGTAAAATAAGGAGGCCAAGTATTCTCATCTGCTCTAAAATTAAAATCAGCGATAACTTCATCTGAAGAAGAAGCATTACAAAATATTTTACTGCCATATGTGTTATATTTAATAACAACATCATTTACAGTTATTGCATGAACCATAATTGAATTAGATGGTAATTGATAAGCAGCATCAAATCTTCCTGTTGGAGCTTCCTCCAATCGATTTAAAACAGCTTGATCTGATGCAAATCGCCAACGAGTGTTTGTTAAAGCTGTTCTTGCTATATCTTCATAAACAGCATCAGCAACTTGTGATTCGGCTGTTCCATCAACAAATGATTGAATGTCATTACCACCAATAAGAACAGAAGCTCTTGAACAAATTTTAATTGATGTATCTGCAACTGAAGGCATAGAAAGTTGGGGGCCGAAGCCCCCATCCCTTAGTCAGTGTCAGTTTCTGCTATTGCTGTTCCATCTGAACAGTCAACAACAGTACCAGTATTAGATAAAACAATGCATAAATGAGCAGTAGGTGTGTTTGTATCATTTACTATGATAATATCACGAACACCTAACATACTAGCTGCACTATTAAAATATCCTGATGCTCGAACAGTAGCTATAGCATCGGCTGAACGATACATCCATAAGCTTCCGTTTGAGTCACCGCCAACGCGGGTTAAACCACTTGCACTATAAGCCATAATTCAACCCTCCTAGTTGTTATCTAAGACTTCATAGACACCATCGTCATCAATAACGACAGAACCCATAGACATCATAGATGTGGTTAAGTGAGATACTTTCTCTGCAACATAATTAACTTCTGTTTGTACATCAGAGTTAATACCAAGTCCAACAGCAGTTGTATGATATGCGAAGTTTTTACCACCTGCGACAGCAGACGTTGAAAAGATCTTAAAGCCTAAGAACTCTTTCATTGTCATACCACCTGCGAATGGTAAGTTTTGTGGACCAACAAAGTCACTTGAAGCAAATTCATTAATTGCAAACAAGTCTGCAAAACCTGCAGGAGACATTGCTAAATAGCGTTGCCCATCTTCAGGAATATCTGCATTGCCAAAAGTTTCAAACAATGAAAGAAGATCTGCTTTTTCTAAAGCTGAACTTGTATCATGAATTTGAGTTGAGTTAGCACCTGCATCCAATGCTGTTGTAATAATCTCATCAGTCTTACGACCTAGAGCAGCAGCAGCAGATTGAGCAACAGCTTGACGCTCGTTGATATTAATTTTCAACTCATCAAGTTTGTCGATATACTCTGGTGCATAGTAGTCAGCCATAGTGACTTCTACAGTTGTGTGTGCAAGCTCCATTGGAGTTACATTACCATTTCTGGATTTTGTATTTGCTGTGCCTTTTCCAATTACTTGGAATCTTGCAGTCGAGCCAGTAACATTTGTAGAGCGTACTGTGTTACGAAGTTTCGAACCCATACGCTGATACGCCATGTGTACTTCTGTCTCGAACTGTTTGATAAAGGCTTGATCTATTGTATTTGCCATTTTTCAGTCCTTAATTGAAGTTTCTGGTTTCGACGAGTATCCGTTTTTCTACTTCAACTTGGGTATCCTATCGGGCCAATCAGTGTATTACGGGTCGTTGTGGTTCATCATAAACACAATTTTTATCTAAATTACAATAAATAAATTCAATATATTTATTTTCGTTTATATGAAAAACACCAACAGGCTCAAAACCCAACCACTCAGCCCATCGTTTTACACCGTCATAATCACCCAAAATAGTCATACTTAGCTTTGGATGATAACTTGTTAAATACTCTAATAGCATTTTTGAACCTCTTGCTAATAAAGTAAAATTTTTAAATGCATTATTCGAAAACATTGCAAACATTTGAGGAATATCTTGATCTTCATTAAATAAAAGGCCGCCCGTCATTATAATCGGACCGCCTTCTGTTTTAACAACATAAGCTTGAGCCTCTCGATACATCAAATCTAAAGCGGCTCTTGTTGTTGGATATCCTAAAAGTTTTAACTCTCTTTTATTTTCTGGTGAAAGGGTAATATCTATTTCATCAATATGATGAGAGTGCAAACATGTTAGATAAAAATCACCACGTTTTAATATTCGTGGTTCATTTATAGATTTGCTGATATCCTTCTGTGACCTCTTTAATAAAATGGGGATCTCTGTCTTTCCAGTATCTTGGGTCATTCATCATTTCCCTTAGCTGTTGTTCGGTTTTACCTGCTACTGGCTGTGCGCCTTCTGAAAAATTACCATCTTTCATTGCTTCCATAATAGTTTCCATAACCATTACTCCATCAGCAGTTTGAAAAAGTCTTTCTATTGCAGGAATTTGATCTTCGCTAAACATTTTATGAGCAAACATGGAAGCAGCTTCTATTCGAGTTTGAGCATTATCTCCAAGTTTAGCTTCTTCTGCATCTAAATCAGGTGCATTACTTTGTATTGCTTCAGCATACATATTAATACCCTGCTCAAACTCTTCTTGGCTAAAACCATTTTCAAATGCATGATTAGCCCACCATTGAAACAATTCATTATCATTTGCAGAATCACTATCAATAATATCTGGAACCTCATAATCACCAACAGTTTCTGGCCTTTCACTAAATGCTTCAGTCTGAATCTCTTCAATAATAGCATTTCTTATATCTTCTTCTTTAGCCCCAAGCTTTGCTTCAAGCTCTTTATACCCTTTTGCTAAATCTTCTGGTGTATTATATTTTTCTGGTAGCCATTCTGGTTTACTTGGTGTTTCTGTTGCCTGAACATCTTCTTCAGTAACAAAATCTCTTCCATCAGCTTGTGCTACTTCAACAGCTTCTTCCGTACTCATTTATTTTTACTCCTATGTGCATGCTGTATTCTTTGCTCAATCAAACCAACAATATATCTCTGACCTTCAACATGACGTAAATTTTCTGTTGATACATTTGGTCCATGAACAAGTTCAATAGTAATTGATCTTAAATATTTCAAAACTTCTTTCCCAGTTGGCGTTTTAAAAATCTCAGCTACATTTTGACTTATTTGCTCATCAATATCTGATTTGCGTTGAACCCCATCGATTCCCATAAATGGAATATCTTTTTTAGTTTGCAATTTGCTCTCCCTGTGCTTCAGTTGCCATTTGTTGCATCATTGTTTGTATTTGTTTTCTTTGCTCTTCATCTCTTACTAAACTGTCTGGCACGCTAAATTTTTTAGCTAAATAAATAGCAACTTGTTCAGGATCTATAATTATTGGTGTTATTTGTTGACCAAAAGTTCCTTGAACCATTTCTAAAAAACGACCAACAGTTGCTATATCTTGATTGTTTTGTGCCTGAGCCAAAGGTGAAACAGATCTTATTTTTACTTCTCTACCGTTAACTGTTGGCAATTCAATGCGACCTTGTTTTTTAAGAATATATATAACTCTTTGTAAAACTGGCTGAACAAGTTCTGCCTGAAGTCTTCCAAACGCTGCGCCCATCCTTCGAGATAAGTCAGCCATTCTTTCAGCAACTTCTGTTGCCGATGCAGGAGTTTTATTTGGATCTCCCAACATTTGATTATACAATGCTTCTTTTATATTTGTTCTCATATCCGACAATATAAGTTGAGAAACATTGAAATTACCTGCAGGAGTTATTGGTGTAAGTCCTGCCGATCCCATAGCTTTTGGGATTATAGTCCCTGGAACAAGATTTATTGTATCAGGATTAACAACACCATCATCTTCCATTTGATAAATTCCAGACATTGCCATTTGAGCATTTTCTAAAATCATCTCAACAGTAAGATTACATGTTTTAATAGCTGCTAATGCATTTATTAATGGACCTCGACCATATATTTCACCAGATGATGGACTCCATCTAAAGCAAATAAAAGGATTAGACCCTACACCTGACATGCTTTTTTCATGTAATATTGTATCTGTTTGCATACAAATAGCATAATGATAATAAGCATTTTGGTTTTTCTTAGAATAATCTCTGCAAACAATCTCAAGAATAGTTGTTTCTTTTTCGGAGTTCATATTATTTAATACTTTTTGATCAAATGTACTTTTTGGATAAAGTATAGGTAAATCATCAAAACGTATATTTTTACGCTCTCGAAAAATATGATCAACGTCACCGTTGGGGCCAGTGTCTAAAACAACTTGAGGGAGAGGGATCGCTCGGAAATTCACGGGGTTTATTGAATCTCCTTCCTCAACGCAAAGAACACCTGTCCCAACGGCTAGGTCCATAAAAGATTCATGGACTTCCTGACTAAAGTTTGAGTTCTGCAACACCTCAAAAACATAGTCAGTAATCTGGTCTAAATCATTATCAACAGCTTCTTTTTGTTCTTTAGGAACTTCACTTCCTGCTATTAAATCAGCCCATCTGGCAAAATTTGGAACAATACCTGCTTGCAATCGTGAAGCAAATTCTTGAACACCTACAACAGCAGTTTCATCAAAAATCTTTTCATCACGCCTTTGACCTGCTTCTTCATAGTAAAATGATTGACGCATAGGCAGGGAATAATCATAACACTCCTCAAATAGAGGAACCCATTTTTCTCGAAAAGCTTTTGCTTTTTTATATCGTTTTAATTTATCTTTTGCTAAATCGTGCATTATCCATATCGTCCTAAGAATCCTTGTGAACCTTGACCCGCTGCCATCATAAGAGATTCTCTACCATATGATGATTTAGTGCTTGTTGAAGAACTGCCACCTCGACCAGTGCCTTTACCACCAGTATTTGATTCTTTTATTGCAACAACAATATCTTCTTTTTTCTTTTTAGCTTTTTCATTTATTTCTTCTTGTTTCTTTTCATCAGCAGCAATTCTTGCTTCTGCTGCTGCTTTTTTTTCTGCTTTTGATGGACCAAAACACATATCTACATCCTTTGCCAAAATGGTTGTTTTTTTACACTTATACGATTTTTTTTGAAAACGTCAAAATTTCTTGTTGCGATAACAGGTTTAATTGGTTTTTGAGTGTTCATCAAAGCTCGACCCTCTCCTGCTCCAAGTAACATATATTGCAAAGCGTCATGTATATGAGAGAACATATTCTTATCAGGTTTATCTGAATATCTTTCACCAGATACTTCCATACGTTTATACTGATACCCACCCTCAAATCCTTTAATTAACTGCAAGCATCTTCTGTCAACTAAAAATGCGGGTTTACCTTCAGACATCTTATTAAGCTGGGAAGAGACAGCTTCAAGACGAAGGTCAACAGAGTTGGAGGGAGCGGGAAAAGCCCTCAAACCCGCACCGCGCAAAATATGAAAGGGAGTGGATTCATCAGTTTGCGCTCTAAAATCTCCTGCAGGATCACCAAAAATAATTACCTCTGATGCTGCGGAGAACCTTGTCGCTAATTCTTGCCGAAGTACTTCTGCAAAACGAACTATTCCCATATCAATAGCGACAATTTCTTGTTGAATAAACCAACGACCCCTTACCTTTTGACCAATAGTTGCTGCAGGAGTTAAACCAAAATCAAGACCAACATACACAGGTAAATTAGCTGCAATAGGTATTTCTTCTTTGGCAATATGTACTTCAGATGCAAACATTGGATATATAGGTTTCCCATCTTGGATAGAGCCTAGTTTGTTCATAACATAAACATCTATCCAACTTTTAGTCTTACCTCGTATTAAATTTTTATAATAAGACTTCAACATATTTTTTTTGTTTTCAGCAATAGGATTTTCTATGTAATCTTTTATTTCTCCATCTTCATGCTTTTCTTCAATCATTGCGGCAGGTTGAACAAAAAATTCCCAGTTATCAGGTTTTACAAGCATTTTTGCTTGCTCTTTTGGTATATGATCAGGAATAGGAACTTCTCCAGACATAATAGGCCACCAGTGATCTTCTTCAGGAGCATTTGTGTCTGCAATAACTCCTGTCCAAGACGGTCCACCATCTCGCATAGAAGGAAAGCGGCCAACACGCATAGTGCAAGCATCAATAATAGATTTTGGTATTTCTCTTGCTTCGTTAATCCATATGCCAGTAAGTTCCAAAGATAAAAGTTTTTTTACATCTTCAGGTCTGTCTAATGCTAAGAAGATAACTTCAAGGTCTACTTCGCCTTTTTTAATTCTATGGGTGTATGGGACTGACCAGTTAAATTTTCCCCATTCATTTTCTGGGAACCAATCAAGCCATGTTTTAATAGTTGTAGTTCGTAACTGTGGGTTTGTGTTTCGTATAATAGCCCATCTGGATTTTCGTAATCCGTCTTGAGATTTTTTTTGCTCCAAAGCTCTTCTAAAAACTTCAACACAACATCCTACTGATTTCCCAGACCCAACTGGTCCTCTTATACCACGAAAAAAGGTATTGTCTTTCATAAAAGTTTTTAAAACTTCACCATCAGGTTTATATGAAAAATCAATTGCCATCTATAGATCTTTTTCTAAACTTATCTATTACATCACTTAATGTTTTAGAAAAAAATTCTGGATCTACATCATCAGGTAAAATTACATAGTCCTGATTTTCAACTGCTTTCTTAAAAGCTTCTTCATCATAATCTTTTAATTTGCCATTTTTCATTCTTATAGAAGGATATAAAAAATTTTTACCATCTATTTCATGAGTATAGCTAAATATTGTTTTGCCATTTAAAGTAGGTGTGGATGGATCTATAGCTCTAAAAAACCAAGGAGGTCCATATTGAACCATTACAGACAAAACAGATTTTTCAACTTCTGTAAGTTCCATTAACGCAAGCCTTTATCAACACCCGCTTTTATCATTGCTTCCGCAACATCAGGGCCAATATTATCTATTACCCCATCAATCATTTTATTCGTTACAAAAGCAGCTCCATGTTTTTCATCAAAGTGTTTAAAATGAACTTTTTTTACAATACCTCGAAGCATCCGTAATTCTTCAGGCTTGAGCATATCAACAAAACTCATTTTGTTTTCTTCTTAGGTTTTTTCTTTGATTCATCAACATTAGGCGTAGAAGGGTCATCTGATTTAAATGTACCCTTCTTTGTTCGTGCTTTAACTGGTTCATCACCCTGTTCGAGCTTAACTGAGTAGCTCATATGATTTATTTCAGTCCAAGTAAAACCATGTAATTCATGTGTTGGGCCTGTCCAGAGTTCACCAGTTGATTTTATATACCAAGCCATTTACTTCTTCTTTGCTTCCATAATTTTTTTCTTTAAAGCAGGTGGCAAGTTTTTTTGCTTACCTTTCAGCATTGTTTTCTTTTTTGGTCTTCCGACCTGTGAACCATAAGTTCCTTTTCCTTGAGGCATAACTAGCTCCTATATTGTTTTACTTTCCTAGCAATCGCTTTCGGTTGAGCCACAAATTGCTTACCCGCAGCCTTACCCTTTCGTTTAGCTCTGGTTGTAGCTGCATATTCAGCATCACTAAGAGCAGCAATAGCCTTGCTAGGTAAGTACCGTTCACCTGTCTCACTAGACTTCTTCCCAGACTTGGTGCGCCACTTTTGCTTGCCCCAGTTTAGTAATGACTTCTGTGACTTCTTCATTAGTTCTTTCTAAACAAACTTGTTTTTGCATACTCTTGTGGCATCTTCATACTGCCACCACCACCTCGGCCTCCAAACCTAGCAGCTCTTCTCATTAGACTTTTTCGCTTTGTGGATTTAGCTACATCTTTTTTAAGAGCCTCTCTTTTTTCTTTAGAGCTTGGCCCTTGAGTCATAACTCTAAACATATTCTTTAGAGCAGTTTCCATTTTACTGTTAATACCAAGGTTTGCTTTCTTATCACCTTGTTCCATTCTTCGGCTAAAATTTTCTCTAGCTTTATCAAATTCACCTCTGTTAATTAAATTCATAACAGGTTGAAAAAAAGAATTTACCTTTCTTATTTCTGTATTCGTCAAACCTTTTTGAGCATTTTTAAATGCATCTCTTTGGGTTACTTGTGCGTTTTGTTGTGTGTCACTCATTACTTATATCCTCCACCACGCTTTTTATATTCCTTGGCAAGCAACTGCGCCTTTCGAGCAGACCACTGACCTGCCGCCGTACCATGTGTAGCCCTTGCTTTTATACTTTGGAATAAAGATTTACGCATCTTTGGTTTTGTATAATTACCTGCTTTATTAACCGTACTCATGGGAAATTAGGATCTCCTTTTTTAGGTTGCGGCATCTTATCTTGCAGTTTATTTAGTTGCTGCTCTTTGCGTTTTATAGCGTCTATTATTTTTTGTCGTTTTGGATTTGATTTGCCCTTATACACTTCACTGTCTCTACTTAGTCCGTATCGAATACCCTGCTTTAGCTTCTGAAAGAGTGTTAATGTAGGATTAAGCGACTCAAGTTCCTTTTCAAGCGCGGCTATTTCTTTAATAAGAAGTGATATTCTTTTCTGAGACATCTTAATATTCCATAGGTTTAACTTCAGTGCTGAGAAGGGAAGATCGTTTTGTCATACCTTTTCTTTTTGTAGAAGGTTTCTTGATATCTTTAAACTGAGGCTTTGCACCCGTAACCGAATCAAAAGATAAAGAAGGTAAGGGAACAGGCTCAGGTTTCATCTCTTGGTACATTTGCTCTGCACTTTTACCACCAAAACACATAGTTATGCCTTTCCTGCATTTTTGTTTCTCTTAATAGATCTATTACGCGCCCTTCCAACTAAACGCAAATTATTCTTACTGTTGTCTCTTGGATTGCCATTCTTATGGTCAACATCCTTGCCATCGCCCTTCGATGCCTTACCAGACTTCTCTAACAAATAACGCGCCCTTTTTCTGGCGCGGTTGTCTTTCATTCTCTTAGGTGACTTATCATATTTGCCTTCACCCTTAGAAGAATAATCTCGAATGTAATTCTTAGAACTAGGCATTACTTCTTCTTATGCCTCTTTGCAAAGTTTCTAGCAGACTCAACACTTCTAAAACCCCACGCCCTCAAAGCTAAAGCCTTGCGCGTTGGCCTACCCTTCTCATCTTTCATTGGACCTTTCATTCCCGCAAATCTAGCAGCAAAAGAAACCTTACGAGCCATTCTCCTCGAACCCGCCTTTGGCTTATCTTTAACAGGCGGCTTTAGATTAGAACCCTCTTTACGCTTAAAATAAGCACGACCTGCGGCATTCAAACCGCCTTTAGGATTCTGATACTTCTTCGCGGGCATAGCCTTCGCTCTCTAACTTTTCTTTAGCCGTTTTGTTATCTCCCTTCTTGGGAGTAGGCTCTGGGTCTTTTGTATATCTCATAATCGTCCTTTAGCATAAAAAAATAATTCTGAAAAGAAAAACGAACCTTGATAGAAAAAAATACGAGGGAAGGAGACACTAACACGACAGTAAGCTAAGTTTTGACCCCCCTAACTAAACTAAGCGACAGTCCACGATACGAAATGCAGAATTCAAGCCAAATCAATCTGGACTCGTATGTCTCCAGCCACTTGCACTTGCGATCTATCTATCGGCTTATATCCTGCACGGTCTAACAAATCCTTAGCCGCTTCCAACTGGACATACTCGGACTTTGCGTTAGTCACTAGCCTTCGTAACTGCCCTGCAGCAACTGTAGCACTTAGCCCAAACTCCTCATTCATTCTTTCCATCAGGTATTGCTGCACATGCGGTTGCTTTAACGCCTTGCTAGCACTCACTCTTCCCGACTCCCCATCTGCATATCCCGCAAGCGGCGCGGCCTGTGTAATACTGCAGCCTTTTGCTACTATCGTATCCACCAACGCTGTCTGTTTCCGTGTTAGCTTTCTTGCAACTGGCAGGTTGTTATTCACTCTAGCCCCCTTTTCTTTTCCCCAACGATTTCCTGTTTATCACCGCTTTGTCTACAATTACGTTACGTCACAAGTACAATTACGTTGCGTTCTTTTGGAGCTGTTAACCCGCTCTTCGATCGGGGCTATAACGGAGTTGATGGATAAAGTGACCAGTCTTCTTCTTCAGCTTGCCTTGTGCGCTTGTCCATTATTGCGGTGCAGACGCACCGCTTTGTAGTTGGGGATTTGTCTTGTAAATCCCCCGACCGAGATTCCCTTCGGTCGTCCCATAAACCGCTTTTAACGGAATTCGTATTCACGAATTAACTAACTAATTAAATTGAACACGTTGGAAGAGGAGACAGGGGCGCGCTGACTTGTAACCTAAGCAAAATCTGGCTAACCACATTCCCAGTGTTCCGATTGCTGTTAACCTGCAATTATTCTCCTGCCTGTTAACCTGCCGAAGTGGCAGGGGCAGGGAGTGCAGGGCAATCGGAATAGCGTCAACAAGAATAAGAGATAGGCTGATTCTTGTTGTAGCCAGATTTTGCTTAGGTGAAAGTCAGACAAGGTGCGCCCCTGCCGTCCTCTTCCGGCCGGTTCAATTTGGGGACTACAAACTAAAACATAGTCAAGTAAATGGAGAATGAAAATGGCTAGATCAAAAGTAGATACGAAAGCATTAGAAGAAGCTAATGGAAATCAAGAAGCAATGACAGACGCAACCGCAGTTACTCATGCCATGAATTATGCAGTTGATCGTTTTGTTGAACTTATCGAATTAATCGGAGGTACTGAATGGCAGAAAGAAAATGTTGCTAGAGGTTTTGTCTCGCAGGCTGAATATCTAATCTCGAATAAAAACAAGCAGATCACGAAATACGCAATGGAAGTGCAGATAGCTGAAGAGAATCAACAGCGCGGTATGGCAATGTCTCAGACAGCCATAGAAAAAGCGCAGTTTCTTCAAGAGAATTGCGAAATAGAACTAGAAGATTTGCAGCTTTATTTGGAGTCTTCAAAACACGCTTACTTTATAACCGTAGGTAAGAAATACGAGCCGTTGCAAAAGAAAACAACGCCAAACAAAGTCCACCGTTCAGCAGCGCAACGGCTAGCTGATCAGCAGGCAGAGCAGTTAAAAGTTAATCAGGACGCAATAAGAGAAAAATACCGAGGAAAAAAAGTTCAGAAAAGGCAAGTTTAATACCTCCCACACCTCGAGAACTAGAGCGGTTTCGGCCGCTCTTTTTTTTTAACCCCAAAAAAAATTTCGCGGCTCGGCTTCGCCTCGCCGCATGGAGATAGGATGCAGCTATGCTTACAGTTACTTCTCGTATTCGTCAGTTACTCGACATTGGCATTGAGATCCCTTTGTCTGACGAAAACGCTACAATCATTCAATACGAGCGAGAGCCTTTACTATTCGTTCAAAAAGATCTCGAACCTTTATTCAATCCACTCAACCCTTTCGACGAGGATGATCCATACTTTGAAGATATCGACGACTATGCTCTCGAATCTGGCAACATCAAGTATTACAACCTATAGGAGACCCTGCGGGGCTTGGCTTCCGCTTCGCTGCAGCCAGGCATCCTCGGGTCGTGGCATGCTCCACCCGCCCACCCGCGCATGCCACAAGCTTTTAAAAAAGCTTGACCAAAACCGCACGGCTTACACCGTGCAATGGAAACCTTTCATAAGGTTTCCAAACCTTCCAAACTCGCGCTCCTTGCGGAGCGCCCCCACCTATAGCATGGACTACTACGGTGAGATTCGTACAACTGAAAGGAGAACGAAGTATGCGACCATCAAGTTTACCAAATGACATTTTGGAACGAAAATCGAGATTTAATACAGTAACTTTAATGTACAACAAAAGAATCATTTCTATTGCACAACATGTACATGGAAAGGACGACCACGGTGAACCATTAACCACTATGGAAATAGGTGTTTTCCCTGAAGGAACTGATGACGATATGTTTATTGTTTATTACAATGAGTCACCAAACTCATTAATCAATGCACTGTACGATGTAATGAAACACATCGATGGAGATAATTAAATGAGAATAGGGAAAGTGTTTAAAAGAAAAAGTAGTTGGTGGTTCAGCAAAGAAAGCGATTCATCAATCTATGTATTATCAACCAAGCACAAAAGTAAAAAAGCAGCTATGAAAGAAGCTTGGAAAGAGCTTGAAGACAAAAGGTTAGAAAACCTTCATGTCTGGCAAGCCAATGGAAAATACAATGGCTGTTACGCAATCTGTCATGCAAAAGGAGAACAAAATGTTTGACGCATTACCTCAAGAAAAACCTTGGAACTTTCCAATAGAAGTTTTTCCAACGCCCAACGCTGTAACTGGTGAGTTATTACCAAACAGTCAACAGATCATACGCACAGATACTAATGAAGTTCTAGGCGTACATGGTAGATCATACAAACCAGTACTACACGACGATGTAGTAAACTCAATCGAAGATGCTGTAATTCAATCTGATGTATCTAAAGATTATGAGATAATACCAGAAGTGTATGACAACGGTGCTAAAATGCGCGGCACTGTACATTTCCGCGACTTGTATATCGAAAACAAATATTCAGCAGAAGTTGGTGACATTGTAAACTTCAGAGTTGACTTCATGAACAGTTACGATGCGTCTTGGAGTTTCTTACAAAAGAGTAAAGGTTACAGACTACTATGCAAAAACGGTATGGTATCTGGTTTAGCTATTGCTACTTCTAAATACAAACATACTACATCAATCAATATTGAAGGTAGTGCCAACAAAATAAAGTTGGGTTTGGAAACATTCATCAGCAATCGTGATCGATGGGCAACTTGGACACGCACCAAAGTAGAACAGGAAGATGTAGAATCATTCTTCAAAGCTACAGTCGCTAAAGCTTTCACCAGACAGCGCGGCATCACCAAGACAAATGAGAAGCAGCTTGAAAAATTGTTAGGTATTTATTCTAACGAGAGCCGCCATTTAGGCCCCAATTTGTGGGCATTGTACAACTGCCTTACATATTGGTCTACCCACACCTCAGAGGACAGTAGATCGCCTCACATCACTGCTTTCCAACGTGAGGGTGCTGTTGAAAATGCACTAAACTCAGCAGCATGGCAAAAACTAGAACAAGAGGTAATACTATGACAGAAAAAAAAATGTCTGCTTCTCAAACACTGCATATAGATAGAATTTATCTTGACGATGAACATAAACTAAAAGAACGTTACATGGTTCTTGAATATGCGGACACTCATCCTGAAAAACTTTATCTAAGAATACATCATCCAGATTTTAAGAAAGGTACATTACATTCTTACAGTATGGAAGAAGTTGAAAAGCTAAAAAAGTTTATCAACAAAGTGTATTTGCAAATGAAAGAAGATAAGGAATGTCGAGTACAGAATCTAATCAAGTAACTTGTAAGAACTGTGAAGGTATTGGTGAATACTACATTGATGTACCTGTTGTAGATTACGTCAATGGTGGTTTCTTCGATGAAAAACTAGTCACATGTGAGGAATGTGATGGACACGGAGAGATAGAAAATGAATTGTGATTATTGCAACAATCATTCTCAAATAAAAGATTGGCACCACTTACATTATCCAAACGGAAAAATTTATTACACTTGGGCAGAGATTATTCCTTGTCCTAATTGTAATAAAGTAGTTGACACTTTAAATGATTCTGCTGCATATTCGCAGCATGAAAAGTTATCTTGATACTATAACAGAATATGCTGCTTCCCGAAATGTAGAACTCAAAGAAGCATTTCGGGTAGCAGATATACCAACCAGTACTTATTATCGTACAATAAATAATGCAACAGAACTAAGGTATGAGACCGCTTTGAAGATCTTTAAGGCCGTTGATGAAAAAATCAAACGTGATAAATATTTAGAACGCAAAGGACATCCTACTATCACACGAAAAAGAGTCTATAGATATTGAAACGAAAATCTATTTACTGCTTAACTTGTAAACAAAAAGCATACAACTTCGTTGCAATACTTAAGGATAATCCAAAAGGCTCGACAGAACCATGCAATTTTTACTGCATTAATTGTTATGAAAGAGAGCTAAAAGAATTATGCCCAACCGAAACAAATCGAAAGGAACCTATCATGAAAAGTGGTTCGTCGAATGGCTCAACAAAATCATCGGCATCAAAGCCAAAAGACAACCCCTCTCTGGAAGTCTGGGAGGAGAATATTCTGGAGACATTAAACTCCAAATCAACAACACTGAACTTGTGGGAGAAGTTAAATACAGAGATAAATCAAAATTTCCCAACCCGTTCTCAGTCCTCGAAGGACGAGACATAGCATTTTATAAAAGACGGAAAGGAACTCCGCAAACACTAGTCATCATGGATGGCGATACATTCCAACAACTAATGGAGAACAACAATGGAATCCCAAACAAAACAACTGAAAGAAATATTAAATAGAGGCTCGCACATATCTGCACTCGATGCCCTTCGATGGATCAAGTCGATGCGATTAGCTGCTAGAATCTATGACCTAAAACAAGAAGGCTTTCCAATAGAATCTTACAGACGCATGGAAAATGATAAGTACATTACTTACTATTACAAATCTGGCGAGTTAGATGACTGATGATTGGATGAACAAAGTTCAAGCTGCATTAAATAACAAACATGTAGCGCGTGACATGAAAAAAGTATTTTACAACAAGCTACCTACCTCTGACCAAATGATTGCCAACCAAATCAAACGAGGCCAATCAGTGGGTGAGTATCATCTTCGAGGCAGAGGTAAACAACGCTTGCTCGAAACTACTGACATCACAGAACAAGATTTCAAAAATTATTTAGGTGACAACTATTGACAATGCTGCTTATATGCAGTAAATAAGTTGTTATAAACAAACAAATTCTTGGGAAGGGTTTATCCTTTTTGACCTGTAAAGCCTTAACGAGGGGGAGGTTTCCCAAGAACCCCTCACAAAAAAGGAGAACTAAAATGGCTAATTATGAAGTCACATTTGTGCCGTGTGAAACTTTTAGAATGACATATCATGTTGAATGCAATGATCCAGACCTTGTGGAATCTGTTGCATTGATGGATCTAAGAGATGATGTTGGCTATGATCACTCAAAAGATTTTGAAGTACTAAGTGTAAAAGAGGTACAAGATAATGAATCGTAAAGGATTTATTGGAGGCAGTGATTGTGTAAAAATAATGCAAGGTAACTGGCTCGAACTATGGCAAATTAAAACTGGTAGAGAATTGCCAGAAGATTTGACAAACAATCTAGCAGTGCAACTAGGTACAATAACTGAAGACTTTAATCTAAGTTGGTTTGAAAAAGAACACAAAGGTTGCATACTGTCAGATCATCAAAGAGAATATGAGAAAGACATTGGCAATGTGCCAGTGCGCGGTACTATCGATGCGTTCTGGTGGGCTAAATCATCTGTTGTTGAAGCCAAACATACAAATACTTTCTGGAAAATGGATGATGTGGTTGAGTATTATATGCCTCAAATTCAATTGTATGCCGCTCTCGCCCAAGCGAAAGGAGCTTATCTTTCAGTAATTTTTGGTAACAGTGATTGGAGTACACGGCATGTTGCGTTCGACCAAGAGTATTTCAGTTCTATGTGGGCAGTGGTATCAGACTTCTGGGGTTACGTTCAACGTGACGAAGAACCAATCGGTATCGATACACCAAGTATCTCTACGGACAGCATTGAAGTCGATGAAATGGTCAAGAGAGATGCGACTTCTGATAACATGTTCGTTGATGCAGCAGTCACCTACATCAATGGACTTGAAACTAATAAAACATTTGAGAACGCGAAGAAAGACCTTAAGAACATGGTCGGAAGTAATGAGAGAGAGGTTTACTGTGATTACCTCACGGTAAAACGCGACAAGCGCGGACACCTAAGAATAACTAAAAGAAACTAAACAGCCAGAAAGGAGAACACAATGGCAAAAGCATTTCCTGATACACCAGTTAATGTTATCACACTACTAAGAGAGGTTCGTAAAAAGATACAGCCTATCAAACGTGACGGTAAGAACCCTCACTTTGGAAACCACTATGCTACATTAGATAATGTAATAGAGGCAGTAACTAGCCCTTTAGATGATGCAGGATTTATTCTTACACATCGAACATTTGGCAATGAGCATGGTATGTTTGTCCAAACATCGATCATACATCAAGACGACAGGAACTTGGTACTAAGCACTGACATACCAATCGTACTGCATAAGAAAGATATGCAAGCACTTGGCGGTGCAATTACATACGCTAGACGCTACGGTATATTGTCATTGCTTAATCTTCCCACTGAAGATGATGATGGCAACTTAGCGAGCGCGCCACCAAAGAGCAGCGCGAGCGACAATAAGTCTAATAGCCCAGTAACCAACATATGGAAGGATATTAAATAATGGCTGAACAGTACGACAACAACAATCGAGGTGCAGCTTTCACACCTTATCCTGAGCAAAAATTATTTTTGCAAGGCAAGTTACAAATCGATTACAAAGATCATCAGATAGCATTAATTACAAACGAAACCAGAGATGGCAAAACAGCTATTGATGTTTACGGCAAACTCGGTAGATTATTCCTCAACGATAATCCAAAAGAAGGTGCGCCTAAATTTTCAGGCCCACTTGGTGACAAGCAAAGACTAGCAGCTTGGCAGAAAGAAAAGGACGGTGCGCCATATCTATCACTTGAAGTAACAGAACAAAAAAGCGGTAACAAAGACATACCGTTTTAGAAACGTTCTCCACAGAGGAAAAACACTGCCTGTTTTGAGACTAAATCCTCTGTTTAACTAGCTAGCCTTTCGGGGCTAGCTTTTTTTAAAGGTATAAAATGGAATACTGGACTCTACTTACACTTGGATACAATGTACTCGAACAAACAATGTACGTTAGCATTTGGTTTCCAAGTGAAGAAGATTGTTGGAAAGTGCTATTAAATAACAACACACTCTACGATCAAATCAATGCACAAGAAGGTTATTGTGATGTTAGCGAGGTCATATCACAATTAATTAAACCAAAAATAAGACCTTGGTGAGAACAAAAAAATGACTGAAGAACAACTCGGAAAAAAAATGGCTGAAGAAGCAAAAAAAATTAATAACAGATTTTCAAAACGCTTCTCACTCAATGGCAGAAAAAAATCCCACATTGACCCACACATGAAACAAAATCCGCCATCACCAAGCAAACCACCGCCAATAACTAAAGGTGATGGATGGCGCAACTCAAAGCTAACCAAAAAAGAAATCTCTGACATAGGATATTTTTTAGCTAGAGGATGGTGCGCCTCTTCAACTGCAAAAATAGTTGGCGTTAGCGTAAGCAGTGTTCAGAAATATAAATCAAGATGGAGTGACCAATGAAAACAGTAAAGCTTACTGAAGATGAAATAGAAATGTTGTTACATGGCTATGATGCTTGGGTAGCTAACGATGGCGACACTGAGTATGGTGGCTATTCTAGAAAACAAAGAAAAGCCATGAGATCAGCGCGTCAAGTTTTGGACGATGTTCTAAACGCTTAACTCGTAATGTGGTGCATCGATGAAAGGTCTCTTACCTTGCGACCTTCGAAGATCGATGTACTCATTCATTGCATCTTCCATTGTACCTTCATAATCACCAATAGAATCTATATGCCAAGCTGCACCCCAACGAATTTTAATTCCAAGATCATTAGCTGATTGCTTCATAGCATCAGCAATATCATCATAAAGATTTAATTCCCAAGATACTCTTGGACCAATGTAAGCAACAGTATCTATTGCAATACCTTCAAGATGTTTAGACTTCATAGTCTGACTAGCACCTTTATTAACTAACTCACGCTGTTGCTCCATTGTTCTTAGTCCACCTAAATGCGGTATCCCAAAATCAACCTTAGTTATTCCTATAGCATACTTAGCTAATGCTATTAATTTATCATCAACGCCCTCTAATCTTTCTAAAGACCTGTTGCTTAACTTGTATGTCATTTTCCAAAACCTCTCATTGTTCGGATTCCAAAACTGGCTGCTATTGAAGCATACATTCCCCAAGATACCCACGCAGGGCATTGTTTAAGATTCTCAAAGCCTTGCTTCATAGGCTCTTGTAAAGCAGGTATAAAATTAGCGCAAAGTATCAAAACAAAAACAATAGTCCACAACTCATCTTTCCAGCTGTCTTTACTTGCCTCGATAGCAGCTTGCTCCCAACTAATTTCACCAGTAGCTAGCTTCATTTTTGTCTCAGCTTCAGCAGCTTTTACTTTAGCTTTTGAATCTATAATTGTTGTTGCTAACCCCGCAATACTTTTGACTATACCAATCATTCGCTTACCCTATCTGTCTTAGCTTCTTTGCCTAACCACAATGCGAAAGATGCTGAAAGCATCGCAGTAACCAAAGATACGAACGCGCTTTGCTGTGTTGTTGGGTCATCGAGGGTCATAAACCAAAGACAAACCTTCCAAGTCAAAACAATCTGAC